GCGCTGAAGGCAGGCGCGAGTAAGGAAGAACTGAAAAAAATAAGTACGCGGGATGTAATAAATTTATTGGTAAGGAAAACAGCGCGGAGGCGGGCGGCATAACGAGTTGGCGGCGGGCGTGGTTTCTATCCGTGCGCCCGCCGCCGTCTGGCGAAGCCCCTCTGCCCGGCGACCGATGCGTGTGCGCTTTTGGTGGGATACCGAGCTGATGCGATTAAAACAGAAGATTTTTTAAAAGTCAAGGCCGGTCGGGGGGCGTATAGTAAGTATGGTGTTGACTTTTTTATATTTGCGCCGTAGGCTGTTTTCCCATGGGATGCTTATCTTCTGCGAGACGAACGCTTTTACAAGCTAGGTTGGCCACAAAGACGGCGCAATTAACGGCGGCTTATGCGGCTTATGATGCCGCGCTCGCGAATGCCGACGTTAAGACTTTTCGCTTAGACACAGCGGAGGCGGCGACGTATATTTCTCAGCGTGGGCTTAATGAAATGGCGGATAGAATACGTGTCTTAGAAAACGAAATAGACTCTATAAATCAAAAATTGAACAACACGGGGCTGTCGTCGCTCAATCTCCGGAGGCGAGGATAATGGGGCTCGCGGCCTGGTTTAAAGATAAATTTTTTAGTCGGCCGGTTGCGGAGGGGGCTTTACCGCCCACGGGCGGAAATGTTGTCGTATTGGACGACGGCGATAATGGAGGCGCTCGTTGGCCGGGGGGTCTGTCCGGGTCGGGTAAGGCGCTTATTATCGAGCATCGAACTACGCGGCGAAACGCCCGTAATGCGATGCAGGATAGCTCGCCGTGTAGGGCGATTGTTGAACGGCTGGCGGATACTGTTGCCGACGCCGGCCTTCGGTTGGAGCTTACTCCCGATTATGAGCTTTTAGGAATTACGCAGGAAGAAGCGGACCAGCAGGCCCGTTTGATCGAAAAAAGATTCGATCTTTGGGCGCGGGATAAAAAGCAGCATCGTCGCGAACAGATGAATTTCTACCAGGCGCAACAGCTTTGGCAGTTATTTAAGCAGCGTGACAATGATATTTTTTCCCGCCTTTATTACGAGTCTGAGCGGGCTTTACAAAACCCGTTGCAGTTTGATTTTATCGAGCCTGATAGTATCTGGGGCGATGGGGCGACGTCGACAGACGGCGCGTACTCATGGACCGACGGGATCGAAACGGACGACAGAGGCCGGGAAATACGGTACCGGGTAAACGTATTTGATCGTAAAAAGCTTGAGTATAAAGAGGTCGTTATACCAACGACGGGGCGCCGGTCCAAACGAAAATTTATTCTTCATGGCTTTAGCCAAGAGTATGTAGACCAAAGGCGCGGGTATTCGAAACTTGCACATGCTATCCAAGAATTTCAAGATTTAACGTCCTTTAGCTCTTCAGTTATCCGCAAAGCGCTTAATCAAGCGACACTTTTTGGTTTTGTCGAACCGTCAAAAGACGAAGACGCCATTAACCCATTTGAAAATATCCTGACTGATTCGGGTGTTGTGCCAGTTGAGGATACATTAAGTGCGGAAAATACTAGCACTACCGCCAGTACTACAGCTTCGGCCGAGACGGCCAAAATTTCATGTTATAAAGTTCCTGAAGCTACAGTCACGCAGCCGGGGGGCATGTTTGTCGGGAACTTGCCCAAGGGCACTACGCTTAAGTTTCCGGATCTTGGAGCCCCTGCCGATAAGTTTGACAGTTTTATAGGTAGCTTCGCGGGGTATATCGCGGCTTCGATGAAAGTCCCGCTCGAAGTCGTGCTTATGAAGTTCGGGAATAATTATAGCGCCAGTCGGGGGACTTTGCTCTTATTCTATAGGCACGTCTGCCAAGAACGCGAGGAAATGGCGGCAGACTTCCTCGATCCGATTGTGGAAATGTGGGCGGCGGAGGAAATAGCGGCCGGCCGTATTACGTTGCCGGGATGGTCTGATCCTCGAATGCGGGCGGCCTGGCTTCGGTGTAATTGGGTCGGGGCGCTGGCGCCGGACATCGACCCGTTTAAGACTTCGAAAGCGCAACGGCTTGATATTGAAACTGGGCTCACCAACATTGAGCGCGAAGCCCGCAATAAAAACGGCTCTAATGCGGCGGCAAATATCCAGAAAAATATGGAACTTTATACACAGTTTAGCGTTCCAGCGCCATGGACGGTCAGCGCGCAGGGGCCGGGAGGGTAAAGTATGCGTCGAATTACGGGACTTACGGCGATTTTTTTATTTTTAAGTATGCTTGGTGCTGTATGGGCGGCTACGAATTTAACTTACAGTCCGCCGTATCGGGCCGGGGCTTTTTCGCTTCAAGCCAGCCGAGGAACGACGGTTAAGTATACGTTTTCTGCCGATGCGGCGGTATCGCTGGCGACAGCAGTCGGTGGGTCAGTCGAGAATGGGGCAGGCAATAGCCCGGTTGCGGTTATGATTTCGGTCGAGACTTATGCGGCCAGGGTGGTGTTTGGCGGCGGAACGGCTACGCAGGCGCTTGGTCATGTTCTAACGGCGAATAGCATGTACCGATTTACTGGGGCAGACGTGTCCACGATGTCGCTTGCGAATGCAACAGCGGGTAAAGACGCGGTGCTTCAGATTACGATGGAGTATTAAAAATGCGTAAGGTTGCTTTATTTTTTATACTTTTTGCGTCGGTAAGTTTCGCGGGCGACATAGGGCAGATAGGCGGGGGCGGCATCGGTTCAGTATCGGACTCGGCAGGGTTGGCGGCTGCGTTGTCCGACGAAACCGGCGCTGGGGCGGCGGTATTCGGTACTAGCCCAGTCTTTACCCAGATAATGGGCGTCGGGGCAACCACCCTTCGAAGTTGGCCCGCGGGGTGGGATGTTATTCAAATGGGGGCGGGGGATGAGTCGGCTTTTGTCGAAAACGGGGACTCGATAATCGGTTTTGTGCAGGGGATGTATACGACAGACGGAGCCGCATGGAAATATTCACAGACGGGAACGGAAGTTTGTTTGGTCGACGCAAATGCGGGCAGATTTGTGATTCACACGCAGGACGCTGGAACAGAAGACAGCACGGTCAGTATGGCCACATGGCACAATTATTATTTTGACTATAATGGAAATGTTGGGGTTGATGTTGTGCCGGATACATCATGGTATGACGATTTTTCGGTAGTCGAAATCGGTGGAAATGCTGCTGTCCTGGGTAGAAGAACAGAAGGGGCAAGTGGGACGTTAAATGCGTTGCAGAATGCCATTTTTGACGGAACAAACTACAAATACATATCGACCGATGAAGCTAGCATGACGTATCAAACAGGCGGAAATCATGGGTTTCGAACGGCAGTATCGGGGACGGCAGGCAACAATATAACGTGGATCAATACAGTTCTTTTTGCGCCAACAGCCGCGTATTTATATAAGCATGTTGTGATCGGCGACGGAACGGCTGCAACGGATTGGCAAGTCATTGTTGACGGTGAAACAAACGACGGATATTTAACCTGGATGGAAGATGAGGACTATTGGCTATTTGGAGACGATATCTCTTTACTTGGTGGGGAAAGTGTCGTTCTTGACACTTCGACTGGATCACAGATTGGAACGGCAGCCGCCCAAAAACTTGGTCTCTGGGGCGCGACGCCGGTTGTGCAGCCGTCTAGCTCAGGGTCTACGACGGGTGTTACATTTGGAACGGGCACGTCGCTTAACGACGATTCGTGTTCGACCGGCGGGGCCGGCTCGACATGTTATACACTGTCAGATGTAGTCGCGCATTTAAAAACGATCGGGGTATTGGCGCAATAAGGAAACTAAACTAAAGCTATCCCACGGGGGAGCCATGAAAACAGATTGCCTGCATGAACATGACGGAACCATAGCTTGCGATAATGCAAAAGCGGCTGCTGAGTGGGCCGCGAATCGAGCAGTGGAGAAAACTTTTAAGTATTTTGGGGTGGATGTTAACGACCCGAGGCAAGTAGCCAAGTTTCAGGACGATTTTAGGTTTGCGCTTCAGACAAGGAGCCGAGTTGATAAAGTTCTTATGGCTGCTTTAGGGGTAATGGGCGGCGGGCTGGCGATAGCATTATGGAACGGAATAAAAGCTATAGCAGCGCAGTAAATTTTTTCAAAGGAATTCTAAATGGACATAGATATTTCGCATTTGGAGTTTATCGATAAGACGCTCAGGGAAATTTTAGTCTGGATTGAGGCGGAATTGGGGGTGGTGCTTACCATAACAAGTCTTTATCGGATTAACGACTCCGGAGTTCACGGAGAGTTGCCGTTAAGGGGGATCGATTGCCGCTGTAAAGACTCGGGGTTGGGAAAGCTAATAGCTGAAAGAATTAATTCCGTGTGGGTTTATGATTTTTCCCGCCCAATAAAAAAATGCGCTATTTATCACGATGTGGGTCGAGGGCGGCATGTGCATATCCAGACGCACCCAAATACCGGGCGCCGAAAGTAATTATTTGACACCGGGGATAATCAAGAATATCGTGGGCCAATGAAGAGCATTTACTATTATCTTGAAAAGCAGATAGCCGCGCAGTTCTTCGCAGCGAAAGACGCCATTTTCGAGGCGGCTAGAAAAATGACCCGCGAAGAACGCGAAGCCGCTCGCGAAGAGATTATTCACGAAGCTACGCTTTACGACATACCGCGCCAGCTTGACGATCCGCGCGAGTTGTATACTGTCGACGCAGACGGTACGGCGCTTATCCCGGTAAGCGGGAAGCTTACTAATCGAGTCGACGTTTGCGACGGCTTTTATAGCGACGTTACAACGTACGGCTTTATACAGCTCGCAGCACGAACGGCGGATGAAGACCCGAACGTACAGGCGATACGATTTTTATTTTCGACTGGCGGGGGGCAGGTATTCGGCGCCGATGAGACGGCGCAAGTTCTCCGGGCGTTAAAAAAGCCTACTGAAGCTCGGGTGTCCGGTATGGCCGCCAGTTGCGGGTATTATCTCGCGTCGCAGCTTGACCGCATTGTCCTTGCGGCCCCGACTGCGTTTGTGGGGTCGATAGGCGTTGTGATGGAGCTTATAGACCGATCAAAGCAGGATGAAGCGCGGGGGATAACGCGCTATGTGTTGACCAGTACCGACGCGCCGGATAAACGCCCGGATTTTACTAAGCGAGAGGGGCAAGAAGTTTATCTTAAAGAGCTTGACTCGCTACATGCTATTTTTGTTAAGCGAGTGGCCGCCGGCCGAAACGTCGACGAAAAATTTGTAAGCGAGAATTTTGGTCGCGGGGGGCTTGTTGCGGCTGACGAGGCTTTGCGGCTTGGAATGATAGATGAAATTTTGGGCGATGTGAACGAATCGCCAATAATTATTTCTAAAAAGCAGGAGGATAAAGAAATGTCGGACCCAAAAACTCTAGGGCTTGATGAATTTTTGGCCCAAAATCCGGCCGCTAAAGCGGATTTTGACGCCAGAATAACCAAGACCGCCGTCGATGCAGTAAAAGGCGAGCGTGAGGCGCAGGCGGCTAAAATAGCTCGAATCGAACCGTACCTTGGCTCGAAAGACTATCCGCCAAAAATTAAGGAGCTTGGCGGAAAAGTTCTTAAGGGCGAGGTCGACGTGTCAGCATTTGACGCGGCCGTTGCCGCCGTGGACGCGGTAAAAGAAGCTCAGGCGTCCAGGGAGGCGGGCAAAGAAACTAAAGAACAAAAAGAAACGGCCGGTTCTGGTAAAAAACCCGGGGGCTCCGAGGAAGGTATAATCGCCTCCGAAGAAGACATACTCGCCGAAGTAGGTCGGAAAGAAGGTGACGCATGACAATGCAAAGTCAAAGCGACCTTAATGGAACTCCAAGATTTCTGTCCGGAACTACCTTCGCCAAGGATAACGCCACCATCCAGCAGGACGCAGCCCGTGTGGCAGCCCTTGCGACCTACACGGTAATGGCCATGGTTGGGACGTCTGTTCCAGCTACGGGTACGGCGGACGCCGGAAATACCGGAGATGGAACTTGTACGGCGGTAGCGTTCGCTGCGGGAGGGCCTATTCGCGAGGGGACATTTACGCTTGAATGTGTGACCGCAGTTACTAACGGCGGTATTTTTGAACTGCGCGATCCGGATGACAACGTAATCGCCGCGCCTTTGGTTATGACTGCCGGAGCCGGAGCCGCAACGGAGTTTGCCGCCGGGGGCTTGTTCTTTACGCTGACAGATGGTGCGACGGACTTTGTGTCGGGCGATCTTTTTACAATCGCCGCCACGGCGGTTGATAAGTGGATCCCGTTTAACCCATCTGCCGTTAATGGCGGAAAAACGCCGGCGGGTATTTTTGTCGGCGATGCTATTACAGCCGCCGCTTTGGTTGCCGGCGACGTCGCTACACAGCCGATAGTGATTGGGGGCTTGGCGACGTTCGACCCAACGAGAATCGTTTTTGATGACGGCTCGACGGACATTGATACTGTAATTCAGGGTGGGCAAACTGTTCGTCAGGCGCTCGCTAAACTTGGACTCTACGCCGAGGACGCTGTTTCAATTGACAGCTTCCAGGCCTAAGAAAGGAGGCTTATAGTGGACCCTACCAATCAAGACTTATTTACGCGGTACATGGTTAACGCTTTTGACGAAGCGCAGCTTATCAGCGTTTCAACAGCGTTTTTGACTTTCTTTGGGCAGCCGGCTACAGGCTCGCAGACCATTTTCTCGCCCAACAAAAATTCCGTAGACATCGACATTATCCGAGGTTCAAGGAAGCTTGCGGCGCTTGTGCCGAGGGGTATGGTCTCCCAGTCGATGGGCGGGCTTCAGAAAAACCTTGTTACGGGTAAAATGTCAAATTTTGCTCGTAAATACCCACTTATTCTTGAGGCTGGCAATATTACAGGCGGCGAACTGCTGGATCGGTTGCCCGGGGAGAATGCGTATTCGGGGACAATGACGAAACAAAAGCGTCTTCGATATAAGTCCACTCGTATTTTCGAAGAAATGGTACGCCGATCAGTTCGGACTTTCGAATACCTTGCGGCGCAAAGTATTCTTACGGGCAAACAGGATGCCATTTTTGGTACTTCAGACACAAATCTGCAATACGACTTCCGGCGTAATGCTGCAAATACAATAACCGTGTCGGCGGCTTGGTCGGGTGGTTCTGGAACAATTATGGCTGATTTCGACCTTGCTTGTGATAAGGTCCGGCAAAACGGTAAAGCGAACCCAGATATGGCGGTTTTGGGTTCGACAGCGATGAAGAGCTTTATCGAGGATTCAACAGTCCAGGCGCTCGCGGATAACCGTCGGTTCGAGTTTATCCGAGCCGGTCGAGATAATCCGGTTCCGCCAAGGTTTCAGCCATTTATTGATGGCGGTTTCATACCGCAAGGTTCGCTCAGGACGCCGAAGGGTTATAACTTGTGGCTGTTCGTCTACCAAGACGACTATGAGTACCCAGTAACCGGCACTCTCACGCCGTATATGCCGGTTGATAAAGTTCTGGTCTGTTCGTCTCGCGCCCGTTGTGACCGCTTCTTTGGTCCCGATGAAAAGCTGCCCCCGACTGCGGCTAAAGCGGCTTTCTACCGCGAGCGTTTTGGCATTGACATTTCCTCCGCGCCTCCGATGCCGGCAAAGCTCCGACGGGCGAGCAATGTTGTGGATGCGTCGATGTTCATGCCCGACGCCTACGAGTCAACCGACGGAACGCGGCTGGTTATGGAAGTTGCAAGCGCGCCGATATTTGCGACAACGCAAACGGACGCCTTTGCAGTTTTGGACACTGAGCCGTAAGAATAAATAACTTAAAGCGCAAGACGGGGCGCAGTCGGTACTTGATTGCGGCCGGTTCGCCCCGTTTTTTTTAGCAAAGGAGAAATATAGTGAGTAAAGACCTGTACTGGGTTGGCGAGGGTGAACTCGCGCATAATGGCGAGGGAATTCCTTTCGGCGGAAAACTCCCAAAAGATATGGACCCCAAAACGGTAGCCCGTCTTTTCGAAAAAGGCAAGGTGGCGGACCAACCGCCGGGCAAGTTGCAAACTGCGGCGATAGTCAGTGCGGAAGCGGCATTCGCAAAGCTTGAGGCCGAGCGCAATAAGCTTAGTGACGAGTTGGAGGCGGCCGAGGCGAGGATAGAAAAACTTAAAAATCGGCGTAAAGCGCTTGAAATTGAAAACTCAGGTCTAGCTAAGCGTGTCGCCGAGTTGGAAGAAGCCGCCAACAAGAAAGCCGGTGCCGGGAAGGACGATAAGAAATGAAAGTCCCCGAAAGAAAAGAAATAGTTTTTCGCGGGCGAACGTACTACCCTGGCATGGAGCTGCCGGCGGATTATAAGCCCGCTGAAAAGAAAGCCAGCCAGCCAGCCAGCAAAAAAGAAAAGGATGGCTGATTTCGACGCGCTTATCGGGCGCGTTAATACCAGAATTTTAGAAAATGGGCTGTCGGCCGATATCGAGCTGACAGCCCCGGACGGAACGCGGTTTGCAGATTTACGCGGGCAGTTTCTAAGGGAAACTTCTCGTGTAAATCCGGAAACTGGGGAAATGATAGCGGTCAATGTTCCGGTGCTTATTTTGCAGATAGCCAGTTTGTCGAGAGTACCGGTGGCTGGGGAAAATTGGTTTGTGAAAGTGACGTTCAGAACAGAAGTGCTTAATTATGTGATGAGTGCTACCCGACCCCCGGAATTTAATCGGACACTCGGTTTTGTTCGGGTTTATCTACAAGAAGCCGAGCAGATATGATCTGGGCTGTCGCTTTATTTTTTGTATGCTTGCTTGTCGCGGACTGGGCCGAGCGCCATGAATTTTGAAACTATCCGCGACGCCATAATCACAACGCTTGGTAATGATGCCGCCGGCAGATTTACCGCAATTGGTTTTAAGCGGCAGGGCAAGTCGGCAGATGAAGTAAAAACGGATGCAAGTCGCCTTGTTCAGGTTTCGTTTACAAAAGGCCGATTTCCCAAAGAGCGTGGGGCCTGGGTCGGGTCGTGTACGCATGAAGTCGAGTTGTCGATAGGCCTCACGGTGTCGTCGAAGGCTAAAGTCGATCTTTCGGTTTTAAATAATGACGCCGCTACGGCAGGGCAGCTTACAACGGCGCTTTTAAATTTGGAAGAGGCGAGCTATCTAGTTGATGTTTCGTTTGATAATTTAGCGGCGACCGTTTACGAGATTTTAAAAGACGGCAATAGTATCGACTTTGGCCTTGCGGTGGGTGTTATTCGCTCTCCGTGGTTAGGCGAGATAAAAAAAGACAACCCGCAGCCCAAGGGCGGCTTGGTAGTAATTACCGGGGAGATACTGTTTTCCTTTACAACGACGGAAAACACGCTTACAGCGACAGGAACAACGCCCGATTCAGTCGACGTTGTTTTAGATATTGACGGCGACGACGTTGAGCAAACGGGCGTCGAAATAGCTTTATAATCGAAAGGAGTTTTAATCATGAGCCTGGGGCCTTCTTCTCTTGCGGGCGGCGTGGCCGTCGAATTAAAAAACAAACAGTTCAAGTCTTCGGCGGAGAATTTGCCGAGAAAAATTCTAATCATAGGGCCGTTTGACGACACTACCTATGCAACTACGGCGGCCGATACGGTGCATACCGCGCTATCGGCAAACGACGTTGCAGTGAAGTGCGGCGAGGGCGATGTGATGCACCGTATGGCCATCCAGGTTTTTAAGGCCAACGGCGGCGTTCCGGTGGATTTTATCCCCCACGCTATTTCAGGCGGGAGTCAGGCCGCCGGAGAGGTAGATTTCGCGGGGTCAACGGGCGTGGAAGCCGGGACGTTATACGGCTATATCGGCGGCGTCCAGGTTTTAACAACGGTTACGGCGTCCATGACGCCCACGCAGCTTGGCGACGCACTGGCGGCGGCCATTAATGCAGAGACAGAAGCGCCAGCGACCGCGACCGCCGCCATTGGCGTAGTGACCTTAACTGCAAAGTCGGACGGGGCCTGGGGCAATGACATGCTCATAGGCTTTAATAAGAAAATCGGTGAGACGACGCCGGCGGGCGTAACAATGGCCATAACTCAGTTTGCTACGGGAACCGGCGTTGGCGACGTTGGAACGTCGCTTGCGGTACTTGGTTCGGGCGATGGGGCGAACGGCGACTTTTATACAGACATAGTTCACCCGTACGGCCTCAATACGACCGTTCTCGACGACATATCAGCATATGTGGGCGCGGGGGACCAGGCGCTCGGGCTTTACGCCAACACGGTTGCAAGGCCGTTTCGCTCGATAACGGTTGGGGCCGAGGGTGTGGCTACTGGGGCAGCGGCTTATACCGCGTTAAAAGCCATTACCGACGTAAGACTCACCGACAGGGCTTCCGGGGTGCTTGCGGTTCCAGGGTCATACACGGCGCCGTACGAAATCGCGGCTCAGGCGGTTGCACATGCGGCTAGAATTGCCGAGACGCGGCCGGGCGAGTCGTACTTTAACACGCCGTTGATTGGCATTCTCCTGCCCATTTCGGCGTCTGCGGGCGACATATGGACAGAGGACTACGACCAGCGGGATTTGGCTGTTAAAAATGGCATAAGCCCGACAAAACAGGTCGGCCAAAACGTATACCTCCAGAACGTCATTACTTTTTACCGGCCGGCGACGGTTCCGGTGGCAAGCAATGCCTATCGATCCTACCGAAATACCGCTATAATTCAGAATATAGCGTATAATTTCAAAAGTAATTTTGAGCAGGACCGTTGGAACGGCATTTCGATTGTTGCCGATGTGGTTAAGGTTACTGACGTAACGTCAAGGGTCAAAGCGCGTGACGTCGACGCGGTACTTGATGACCTTGTAGCTTTGGCGAAGGCATTCGAGTCAAAGGCCTGGATTTACTCAGCAGATTTTACGATCACCGAGTTG